CCACATCTCCGCCCTCCCCGACGACTTCGGCCAACTCGGAGCGCGGGTGACGGCCGGATCTAGGCAGTCTGGCGGCCCCCGCACAGTCGCCCTCGCCCGGCAGTTCCACGACGCCGGTGTGCACCTCGCAGCAACCACATCGCGGCGCGCCGCCGCTGGACTCTCGGTGCCTGCGGTCAGTACGTGGTGCTGTGACGCTATCCCGACCGCCCTCGTGCATCCGCCCCTTGGCGACGTCTCCCCGCTGGTCCGCACCCTCCCGTGCGGCCCCGAAGTCACCATCGACCCCGGGATGGCTGCCCGCTTCTTCGCGCCCGCGCCTTACCCCCCGGGCGTCCCCCACGACCCCGCAAGCTGGTCCAGGGACGACCGGCGCGCAGTGGCCGACCGTTGGAAAGGCGCCTCCTTCCCCGCGCCGTTCACTGTAGGCGCAAAACAGTACCGCTGGTACGCCCACACGAACGAGCCTCTTGCCTCCACTAAGTGGCTCGTGGCGGGACAGGCGGTCCGACGTGTAGCCGGCCTCCCCAGGAACGCCACCATGGCGCAACGCCCCGCGGCACCCCCCCCGGCCTCCGTCGCCCAGACCGCCACCTCCTGCCGCCATTTGGGGCCTGCAGACATGGTCTACATGGTTCATACCGCCTACTACTTCACCCGCGACGATCTGGCGCGACTCCTCGAGCGCACCGCCCGAGGCGGGACTTGTCCGCCGCTCTACTCAGCCGAGCACGACTTCGGCGCACCGGACCGTGGCGCGTTCGGCTCCTTCCCGGACGAGGTCGGTCTCCGGACGGAGCTGGAGTGGGTATATGACGGCTCCAACATCCACGCACGAGTCATGGGCGGCAGTGTCTACTGCCACCCTCTCCCTCCCACCTGCGGTCCCGTCACTCTCGCCTCCAAGTCCATTTGGGGCTCCTCGCGCAGTGCTTACCTCACCAAGGAGGTCCACGCGGCCATCGGCTCCACGACCGTCTACCTCTACCGCTTGGTCCCTGGTCTCACCCTCCCCCCGCCCACGCTCCTGCCCGCGTCCACCGGAGGTGCCATTCGGGCTGCTGCCGCCGCGATAGCCTCGCGGACGGCCGCTCTGAAGGGTGAACAGCGCGTCGTTTCCTCGGTGCGCATCGCCTCCCACCAGCTCGCTTCGGAGCCCCTCCCCTCGACCTTCCAGGCAGCCAACGGCGCTGCGGCCCACCACAGCCGCGTCTCTGACGCGGTTGAGGCCGGCCTTGGCGCCGTGACCACGATGTACTCACGCATGATGGACTACGCTTCCGCGCGCAACGCCGAGCCGGGCCGCCCCTGGATGGCGTCCATCCGCGACGCGCTGGCCACGGAAGCTCCCCGGTCGGGCGGCTGGGCGCCAGTTCTCCTTGCCGCACTCCTCGGCGTGCTACTAGTCCTCTGGGCTGCCCTCGAGCCTGCCCGCGCCGACGGTGGCGCCTCCATCCTCCCTCCGGCGCAGGCCATCGCCTACCCCGGCTGGGCGTTCACCGTCCTAGGCGCCCCCCTCATCGAAGAGGCCCTCAAGCGAGCGTCGCCCGGCGCGACACGTGCCCTGTCACTCGTACTAGCACTCCTCGACTACTGGTCAGCCCCCCGCACCTTGGTCACGCTGGCCCGTGTTGCGGAGCGCGCCCTCTTCCATTGGGGACTAGCGCTCACGCCTTTCCACTGGGCGGTTTTAGCGCACAGCGCCTACAACGCCGCGGCTCTCCGGGGCGCCGCCGGCGTGCTCCATGCGGCGGCGGCTCTGGCTCCCTGGTGCTACTGGTGGGCCACCCGCCGCCCTTCGTCGAGGCTCGTTCCGCTCCCCCGGGCCCATGGACCCTACTCCAAGGGTGATACGACGGCCGTCCCCTACGCGGTCCAACTCGAGCCGGGGGTATGCGTCGGCAACCGTCCCGGCGGTCCGCCGCCGTACCCCCCCATGTCACCACGCTACCAGCTCAAAGTCAAGCCGGACGCCCCTTCAATGGGCTGTCTCCAGCCGTCGCCCTTCGTGCGAGTCGGCCCCAGCTGCCACGGTGAGTACAGTTTTGTCTACTCGTCGTGCTTCTGCAATGAGATGAACGCCTTCCGGTGCCGCATGGCCCCGTGGACCCTTTACGACCACCTGGCGGCCGGCGCCAGGGCCTTGCGGAAGGACAACCCGGCCGACACTTTCTGGGCGCGCGCCTTCTCCGACTGGCTCCCCCTCGGTCCCTACTCGCCCCAGGCAGACGCGGCCGCCTTCGCCGCCATGGACCCGGGCAAGCAACGGATGTTCCTCGCCGAGCTCGCGCTCGCAGGGCGTCTCCCCGTTGCGGCCACGGAAATGGACGAGATGGTCGATGCTCCCCAGCTCGCCCCCGGCTCTACCGGCCTCTTCGCGAAGCGTGAACGCGTCCGTCGCCACGCCGGTATTGGACCACTTGCGCCCGGCACCCGCGCCGTCGACGTCAACGGAGACGTCCTCCCCACCTACGACGCAGTGGCCTCGTCGCACGACCTGGACTCGCGCGGGCCCCGGTCTATCCGGGTCCGCGCCATCAGCAGTGGCTCTAGCCACCTCGAGCAGTTCACAGGGATGAAGATTTCGTCGGCCGCTATGGCCGAGCTCAAAGCCCGCGCCCGTGCGCGCACCCTCTTCCGCTCTGACGGGATGGGTACCGACTTCGAACTTATCATCAATTCCGGTGACACCCCCGCTCAGCTCGGCGCCCGCGTCTACGCCGCCCACGAGCGCCTCGAAGCTGCCCACCCGGGCGCCCCGATCCTTTACCTGGAGTGGGATGGCGTAGCCTGGGACGCTTCCATGTCCCCGCCTGCGTTACGTAGCGCCTGCGACTACCTCTATGGGCCTGATGCCTCTGGTGTCGAGCTCGACGCCGAGGAGCGGGCGACCTTTCTCCCCCACCTGAGAAGTCTCTACGGCCGCGCTTCCATCTCCACCCGGTACATGCGTGCATCGGGTGTCGGTGGCCAGCGCTCGGGCTGGCACTGCACCACCGTCGGTAACAGCGTGGCAAACGCCGCTCTGGGGCGTCATGTGATCCGGGTGCTCCTTGAGCACCTTACCGGCGTCGCGCCCCCTGAGGGCGCCGACCTGCCAGCCATCATGCTCATCGCCGGCGACGACGGCGCCGCCTTCGTCGCCCTCCCCGAGCAGCCCACTCCTGCGGCCGTCCAACGCGCTCTCCGTGCCTGCCAGCTAGCCGCCGCGTCGGCAGGTATGGTCCTGGAGCTCTACCACTGCTGGGACCTCGCTCTCCTGGAATTCTGCAGCCATCGCTTCGTCCGTGCCGAGACCGCCGATGGGCCTACCTACTCCTATGAGCCGAAGCCGGGGCGCTTCTTCGGGTCCAACCAGACGGTCCTGGACCCGACTCTCCTCGGCTCAACAGCCGGGTCCCCGCCCCGGCCCGACCGGGCCCTCCAGTACCTCCAGGAGGTTGCCGCCAGCCTCGGCGCCTTCTCCCACGTGCTGCTTTTCGCACCCTACTCCGCGTACTTTGCCGCCAACGCACGGCAGGTACGCAAGTCGATCCGCACCGCGGTCCTCCGCAAGCGGCCCGACCTCAGCCTTCTAGCGGGCGACTCTGGCGTCGCCCGCACTAGTCTCTCTATGGACGACTACGCCGTCATCTACGGCTTAGAGGCTGCCGACCTCACCGCTTTCGAGACAGAGTTCAGGGCCTGTCTCGACCAGTGCGGTCCCAACATCGACCTTCGCTCGCCGACTTTCGACGCGATTGTCGCCAACGACGTCCTCGGCGCCAGGAAGGCCGTGCTTACCCCACGCCGGCCTGCCGAGGACCTCGCCAAGTTCGCCCTGGCCCGCTAAGCGGGCCGGGCGGTTGTGTGCTCTCCGGTCATGACACAACCATCAACCGAAACTTGGGAATTGCTCGATATGCCTCGCAAGAAAAACAGCCAACCCCCTGCCGCCACGCGCC